GAATTGACCCTATTGATGCGGATTCAGGTACTTCACTATTTTCTATTCAAGTAATGGATTTATTTACAGATAGAATTGTTGCAGAGTTTTCAGGAAGACCTCGATTAGCTGAAGAAGCTTATGAAATAGCTTTAAGAATGTTAGAATTTTATAATGCAGTAGCTAATTATGAAAAAAACTTAAAAGGTCTATTTAGTTACTTTGATAAAAAGAATGCTTTATTTAGATTGTGTGATACACCTCAAATTCTTAAAGATATGCATTTAACTAAAGATATGGGATATGGAAATACTTCAAAAGGTACTCACGCAAATGCGGAAGTAAATAAATGGGGTAGAGTGTTGCAGGCTAACTGGATGAATAGTTCTTTAGAAGATGATGAAAATCCTGGTAAATTAAAACTGCATACACTAAGAGGTTTAGCATATATTGAAGAATGTATTAAATGGAATTCAGATGGTAACTTTGATAGAGTGTCTGCAGCAGGTATGTTATTTATACTTCGAGAAGATAGATATAAACGAACACAATCTGCAATAGCTAATAAAGATAAACAAGTTGAAACTTTAGCAAATGATAAATTTTTTAATAGAAATTTCAATCAACCAAACGCTATGAACGGAAATCAAATACACTATTAATATATGATAAATAATTTTGAATTAGAATTAAAATGTTGTATATTGTAAAGTTAAATAAATTTAAATAAATTTAAATAAATGGAAGGACGTAATTTAAGAATACAACAACCAAGACAACGATTACCTTATAATAAAAAAGATAAAGATTGGCGTAAAGACAATATTGATTATAGTGATAAATATTCATTTTATCATGACGATAGTGTTAGACGTACATTTAAAAATAAAATTATTAATTATAATCTTTATAATGGTATTCTAGATATGCAGGATTTAACAGAAGTTGTTAATCCACATCATTTAGAAGCTAGTTATGTACCTCAACAAATTCCACATATTCCTATTATTGTACCTAAAATTGATTTATTAGTAGGTGAAGAAATTAAACGTAGGTTTGACTGGTCTGTTATTGTAACTAATCCTGATGCAATTACTAAGAAAGAAGATGATAAGAAAAAATTCTTATTTGAAAAACTTAGTAAAATGTTAGAAGAGAATTATCAAGAGGATGAGTTAAAACAAAAAATGGATGAGTTAGGTAAGTATATGAAATACTCTTGGCAAGATCTTCGTGAAAAAATGGCTAATCAAATTCTTAGACATTATTGGCAGGAATTAAAGTTTCAAGAAAAGTTCACAGATGGTTTTAAAGATGCATTACTTGTAGCTGAAGAAATATATCTAGTTGATATATCTCATGGGGAACCTACTTTTGATAGATTAAATCCTTTAAAAGTTCATGCTATTAGAACTGGAGATTCTAACAAGTTTGAGGATGCTGATATTATTATAATGGAAGACCATAAGTCACCTAATCAATTAGTTGATGAATATTATGATGAACTTAAACCTGAAGAAATTGATTATTTATTAGAATATTCTACAAGATCTGGTAAAGGTACATATTCAGACGATCAAGATAATCACACATTATTTAGAGATAGAACAGACTCTGCAGGATTGTTTGATAGCATGACACAAATGGCTGAATTAAACGGTCATTATTTTAATACTAATTATACTGACGAGAATGGTAATATTAGAGAACTGAAAGTTAGATGGAAATCATTACGTAAAATTAAGAAGATTAAATTCTACGATGATTATGGTGAAGAACAATTTAGATTTGAATCTGAAGAATATCGACCTGATAAGAATTTAGGTGAAGAATCTACAGACTTTTGGGTATCTGAAGGTTGGGAAGGTGTTAAACTAGGTAAAGATATTTATCTTAAAATGAGACCATTACAAGTTCAATATGTTAAAGCTAATAATCCATCTAAAGGTCATCTTGGAGTAATTGGACAAATATACAATACAAATCAAGGTAAGGCTGTATCATTAGTTGATAGAGCTAAAAACTTTCAGTATATGTATGATGTAATGTTTGATAGACTTAATAAAGCTATATCTACAAATTACGGTAAAATATTAGAACTTGATTTAGCTAAAGTACCAGCTAACTGGGAAATTGAAAAATGGATGCATTTTGCAGTAGTAAATAAGATTGCTGTAGTAGATTCATTTAAAGAAGGTCAACATGGTCAATCTACAGGTAAACTTGCAGGTAATATGAATACTGTTGGTGGTAGAGCTATTGATATGGAAACAGGTGCTTACATACAACAACATATTCAATTACTTGAATTCATTAAAATGGAAATGGGTGAATTATGTGGAGTATCAAGACAGCGTGAAGGTCAAATATCTAATAGAGAAACTGTTGGTGGTGTTGAAAGATCTGTAAACCAATCAAGTCATATTACTGAGTATTGGTATATGCAACACGAAGCTGTTAAGATTAGAGTGTTAGAAGCATTTTTAGAAACTGCTAAAATAGCATTAAAAGATGTTGAGAATAAAAAAGTTCAATATATATTAGATGACCAAACTATTGAGATTCTTAATATGGAAGGTGAAACTTTTGCAGAATCTGATTATGGTTTATTAGTATCTAATACTCCTAAAATTATAGAATTGGAACAAGCTATTAAACAATATGCTCAAGCATTTATTCAAAATGGTGGTTCAATGACTACAATTATGGATATTTACTTTAGTCCATCATTAATGGATATGAGACGTAAGTTAGAAATGGCTGAAGAACAAATGCAACAAAATCAACAACAGCAAGCACAAGAATCTAATAAAACACAACAGGAAGCAAATGCTGCAATGATTGAATTAGAAAACAAAAAATTACAACTTGAAGATTTAAAAAATCAAAGAGATAATGATACTAAACGATATGTTGCAGATTTAGGTAAAGATAATGATAAAGATGGAATTGTTGATGATGGTATTGGAGATCCTTTAGCTCAAGAAAAATTTCAATTTGATATAAATAAAGCTAGAAGTGACTATAATCTTAAATTAAAAGCATTAGATAATGATATGTCTAAACATGCTGATAATGTAGAATTAAAAAAAGAATCTAATCAAATTTCTAGAATTAAGAAAAAAACAACAACATAAACGCTATGGGCGAATTTTAAACAACTAATAATATTTTAATTATTAGTTGTATTTGCTTATGTAATTTTGTATATTTGCAAACTTAGAATAAAACATAACAATAATAAATAATCGAATGGAAGACGATAATGAATTAGGTATGAGTTTATTTGAAGGAAATCAAGAGTTAAATTTTAACTTTGCATTACCTGAAGATGATAATACTGATGAAGAAGAAGAAAATGATGATAATACAAATGTAGAAGATACTACATTAGAAAATGATAATAATCCCGTTGAGGACAGTAGTTCAGAGGAAGTAGACGAGGAAGATGTTGAAGATGAAGGTGGTGATGGTGGTGAGTCTTCTTCCAACTTATATTCTTCTTTAGCCGCTTTTGTTCACGAACAAGGTTTGCTACCTTCTCTCGACATTGATTTAAAAGATATTAAATCTGCAGATGATTTTGCAAATGTATTTAATAAAGAATTAGATATTCAAGCGGAATTAAGATTAAATAATTATTTAGAAAACTTAGATTTAAATAAAATTGGAGTTGCTAAACAAGAAATTAAAGATTTAAATACTCTTAATGTTGATATATTAAAAAACGATATTGATTTAGCTAAACGTATTATTTACGATGATTATCTTAATCAAGGTTTAGATGAAAAGAAAGCTAACAGAATGTTGAATCGTTTAATTGATTTAGGAGAAGATGCTATTTTAGAAGATGCTGAAGAATCATTAGAAAGTCTTAAAGAATTTAAAAATCGTGAAATTGAAAAAGAAACTCAATCTTATAAAGAAAGATTAGAAACTGAAAAGCTTGAACAAGCTAAATTAGATGAACAAATGAAAAAAACCATTTATGAGTCTAAAGATTTAATATCAGGTTTAAAACCTAATAAATCACTACAAGATAAAGTTTATAAGTCAATTAACGATATTGTAGGTAAATCTCCAGATGGTACTTTTGAAAATAAATTTATGAAGGAGCGAAGAGAAAATCCTTTAGAATTTGAAATTAGAATGTATCACTTCTATGAACTTACCAATGGTTTTAAAGATTTAAGTAAAATTTCAACAACTGCTAAATCAAGTGCTGTAAAAGATTTAGAGAAAATTGCACGACAAACTAAGTTGAAAGACAATGGTACTCCATTATGGCAACAAGATGCTAACACATACAGTAATTTTTCTGGACATGTGTTAAATCTATAATAAAACGGATATTTAAAAGTTACGTTAAATATCTGCAATTAACAAGTAACTATAAAAAACAAATAAATAAATATGAGTGCAGGTAAATTTATTATGACAAAGTCTCAAGCTTGGTCAGGACTTACTTTAAAAAACCACATTTCTCAATTGTTCGGTTCTCAACCACAATTGATTTCACCATTGACAACTGTATTGTTACAGAATTCAGGAATGAAAAATTTGGATACAACCTTATCGTTATTCCCTGAAAAAATTATTGCTACTGCAGATGATTTTGTATGGAAAGTTGTTGGTTCAGATGAACGTAACATTGCGTTAGTTG